CAACGTAATATATATCTTCAAAGTAAGGAGACTCTGTATAAGAATACACCAAATTTGTTGGATCAACATACTCAGCTTTAGCTCCACTGCTCCAATCAAAAGTTGTTTTAGTTGCTCCAATACCTAAAACTGTTAAATCATACAAGCATCTTCTTCTAACCAAATCATAATCACTACCCTCAAGTAAAACATTTAATGCTTGTTCTTCAGCTAATTCTACTGCTTGCTTGTAATCAAGTTGCATGTGTAGCGTTAGTTCTTCTTCTGAGTTTGGTAGAGTTTCTGGGTCGTTTTCATATAGATCAATATCAAACTTTTGTTTAGCTAATTCAGTAAAGTTTTTAGATTGCATGTCGCGTATTATAGACTCCATGTATTCAGTTCTCTTACTTACACCATATTCATCTTGTGCAAAACAATTAATTTCATATGATCTTTGCGCCATACCGTTAACAACAATATCTACAAACTTAGGAATAATAGGTACAGGTTTCCAGTCTAAGTTCAAGTAGGATAAATCACCATTTATTGATAATTCATTTTTATACTTTTGTATAGCTTGCTCTCCTCTAGCGTACAACCTTAATGTATGGAAATTGTTTTTGTGACTATTGTATTTAGATGTAGAACCTGAAAACCATTCGTGTTTTATAGCTCTTGCTATTTTTAAACCGTAGTCTTCATTTAGTTTTTCTAAGTCACTAACTGCTTGTGATGGAAAATTTATAGAATGTTCTGATCTCATATTTTACTTTTAATTATCTTAGATGAAGTTCCTTTGTTATTGTATTTTGATATACTTAAGTTTAATGGTTGTTTCTTTTGTTTTGGATTTGGTCTGTATAAGTGTCTATTGCAAGCCATTATTGCTAAACCCGAACTTATTGAAGCATCGTGTTTTGTTCTTTTGTTTATGTCAAACTTTGACCAATCAGTTAGCGTTTCATTAAAGTACACCGTACCGTAGGTGCCATCTTGTAATAAACCAACGTGATCGTTAATGTACATTTCAATTGCAGCTGCGTGAGCTTGCTTTATATCTTCACTAGAGTTTGGCATACCACCAACTTCTTTTTCCGTAACAGATAGTTTATTCCAAATTTTATCTGGTCTGTTCATGCTAAACCCTCTGTAACCCCTTCTCCTTAGGTAATACAATAATCTTGGTTTGTTATTCTCTGCTAGTATTGGCATACCGTAAAATACTAAAGACATTAGAACGTCTTCAAAAAATATCTCAGCAGTTTGAGGTCTAGCTATATATTCTAAAAAGAAAGTATTAGCTGGAGCATCTTCCATTGAAAACTTAGTTAATCCATGCAAAGCTCCTTTCGATCCTCTTTTATCTACTGTTCCTGATATATCGTACGAGTCACATCCAAACGCTCCCATATGTTCGTTACCTGGATACTTAATACCATTTTTAATTATAACGTTATTTTGCATTTTACCGTTAGGTACCCAACTTACCTTAAATCTACCGTTTGGATCTGGATTAAAACTAACTCTAGTATCTTTGACTCCGTTTGTCCACTGAAAATTACCAGTGGTTAATACTGATGAGTTTCTATTTCCTTCGTTATAATCTATTTGCTCGTATATTTTTACTAAGTTAAATAAACTATTTTTAGTTTCATCTCTAAACGCATGTTCTTCTGTTCTAGGAAACTGACGGTAAAATTCATTTAAAGCGTCTTGATCGTCTCTTAACCCATCGGCTTCGTTATCCCAATGATCTATTACGCCAAGATCTATTTCTATTCCTTGTGGATCAAATGCTTGTTTTCTAGGAGCATTAAATACGGGTGTTCCATATTCATCAATGAACCCTTCGTAATTCCATTCCATAGGAATAAACAAAGAATATAATCCTGACTTAGTCTGTCCATTTCTATTTCTTTTTGTAACATCTGAATTATAATATAAGTTTTTAAAATTCTCTCCCCCTTTATCTAAAGCGTTACTTGTTGATCCCATCATACACTTACCTATAATTCTACTACCTAGTCGTAAACAAGTTTTTGTAACTCTCCAGTTGTTTTTTATGTTATCAGGTTTTTCCCACTTACCACTCTCATCATGTACTAATAAAGAAAGTTTTTCACCATCATAACTATTATCACCTGTATTTTTCCAATCAATAGTTGTATCTAATCCTTCCATGTCGTCTTGCTCTTCACGTTCCCTCATCTTCTTACGTGTAAACTTTTTTGCTGGAACTCTATATGCTAGTTCAGACTTTGGACGATCCATACCATCCTGTATTGGTTTAAAGAAGAAAGGATAGTTTAAACTAATTGGTACAACCTTATCTGTAAACATCTTCTTAGCATCACTACCTGTTTTAGATAATATACCAAATCTACTATCACCAGCTAATGTAGCTAGGTTAACTGTTTCAGCTGAACTCATAAAAGAAAAACCAGAACGTCTATTTTTTAAATAACACATTCCGTAGCATCTGGCATCTGCTTTGCAAGCTTCCCAGAATATAAAGAACAATCTATTAGCATCTCTAAAATCTGGAGCACCAACATCTATCTTGCTCCATTGTAAGTACATATAATGAGTACCTGTTATGTAGATTGGTTTACCATTATTCATAAACCAAAAACCTTCTTCTCTTCTTTTAAACTCTTCGTCTATATACCCGTAGTGTTTTTCTTTAAAGTCTTCTGAATATTCTTGCCAATCGAATACTGTTTTTATTTTTTTAAAATCAGGGTTAGCTGGAAACTGTTTCCACTTTTGCTCTGACTTAATATTACTAGCAGAGTAAATTTCTTTAGGTTGCTTAGGTAAAGCTATTTGAAAACCTTGGATTTCAAATACCTCACCAATTTGCCCGCTCTTACTAATAACAACAATATCATTTTCTTTATTATAACCGTATTTCCACTTCTTAGACTTGTTTAGTCTTTTTATGGTGTTAGACCTTATTGGGTCTACTATCTTATATAAGGATTGACTATACATTACTTAGATCTACCTTCTGCAAAACCCTTGAACTTGTTTTCTTTCTTTTCTTCTACAGGCTTATCTTCAAGCATAGCCTCTTCTTCTTGGATTCTATTTAATATTTCAAACGCATCGAATATAGCTAACTTCTTTGTAGCTGCTGCATTCTTTAATCTATCTGCTGATATATCTTCGTCTGAATCAACTATTTCTTCTCTTGCAACTTTAATTAGTTCTACAACAGCTTTATGCCCAGCTTGGATTATATTCTTCTTCGTTTCCTTTATATTCATATTCAATTGTAATAAATTTGTTCATAACCCTATAAAGTCTTTCTCCGTCAATAACAAATTCGTATTCACTACCTGGTTTAAAACCTACAAGTTCTTTAGTATAAAAGTTATTAAACGTACCATCGCTATACTTAACAACACCTACTAGTGGTTTCTCTGTGTCTGTATTAAATTTATCAACAGCTTTTAAAGGTTTAACAAAACTATAACCTGGTGTAGCTTTATACTCTTTATTTTGTTTGTATAGAAATATTTGTTCACTAGATATTAAGTATTGATCTTCTTTAAAATATGATGAGCTATTTCTTTCTCTACCTTTTACATCGTGCCATCTTCTAAAAACATTGTGGTGTACTATTACCTCATCACCCACGTTAATAGGTGATGAGAATAATAGCGGGGTAGCGATAACCCTCGCACGTCTGTTAACGAATTGGTGATTGTAAACTTCGGTGTTTAGTATTAAGCTTTTGTCTCCAACTTTTTTAGAGTTGTTATATCGCTCACCTATTGGTGAAACTAAAAAGTCTTTATAAGCTTTCATTAGTATTCTAAATTGTACTCAATAGATATAGCCATGTTTTTATTAAAGTCTTTCCAAGGTATAACCACATCACCTTTTTTAATATAAATACAATACTTATCCTCTTCTTCTATTATGTCACAAATTTTATGACCACCATAAACCTCTTGGCCCACAGCATAGTGCATTGAGTCGTTTTTATAATCTTTACCTATAGTAATTTTTCTTATAATATTATTTTTCATCTGCTGGCCAATTAATTGTACCGTCATCTAAGTTAACATCATAAGTTCCATATTCTTTTACTAACTTTTCTTGAAGTACTCTAATATTATCTTGAGCTTTAGTAAGACCGTTAAGAAGACCAAACTTTTGTGCTTCTATTTTACCTATGTTAAACTGCAGACCGTTAACAGAGTTAACTATGTGTTGAAGTTCTTTTAAGTGTTGTTCTGATATTTTGTCAACCTTAGGTTTAAGGTCGATCACTTTTTCTTTTTTTCCCATTTTATTTAATTTTATTTAATTGTTATTATATACTATACTTATTTATATAGTAACTTGTTATTGCATTTCTATCAGATACGCTAAGTGCTTGTTTATAAACTAAAACTTCATATATTTTACCTTTAAAACCTCCACTTGTAGGAATACTACCATCAGTGTTTGGTTCCACACCAACAGATATAGCTGAAGTTGAACCTCCACCTGTAGGTGCGAAATCCATTAAAGCATCATTATCTAAAGTGTTAGGAGTGTTACCATCATCACCATCAAAAAAAACATCCCCAAGATCTGATGGTCCTCCAATAAAAACATTTATATGAGGATCGGTGTCACAATCATTTTCTGAACCATTAAAAATATTTTGTGTTGTTTCTCCTTCGTATTCAAATTTAAGACTTAAAGATTCATTTCCTGCATCTTTTCTTAATTCTATTCTTCTAAACGTACTTTCGTCTCCCGGCTCGTGACCAACCATACCAAATAAAGACTCTTCAGCAGAAATTAAATGAGTTGTTGCTTCAGCAATTATTATTATAGTAAGATTCTGCATA